GGTTGGTTCTCTAGAAAACGAAGAAACAGTTTCACTGTATACAGATTTGTTAGGTGCGAATAATACTGGAGGTGTACCTTTCTTAAGTTTATTATTAAACGCATCTAATTCAAATACTACAGGTTTCGGGTTTCCAAAAGATCCATCTGCAGATATAAATGATGTGCTTGATGTTGCGCTAACTAGTAATACATTTACTATAGGTACTATTTCAAGTATTGCAGGTATCAACCCAGGTGCAGGATATAATACAGACCCGTTTGTATCAATAAGAATGCCAGAGATTGCAGGTTTCAATAGACAGGATCAGGTTTTAACTATTAATAATCTATCTGGATCTTTCGCTATCGGTGAAACTCTTACACAGACATTAAGTACTAGTAGTGTTGTTTTAGATATTGCAGATATTACAGGCTCATTTACTGATGGTGAAGGTATAATTCAAACATCTAGTAGTGCAAACGGTACAGTATATGCGTCTAATAGTACAAATCTAACAGTAATTGACGTTAGAGGTACATTTACTAATACAGATAGTATTTCTGCATTTGTATCAGGAGCTACAGCCAATGTGACTTTGGCAACTGCTAATAATGTAGATACTGATGCTAAAGGTGTTGTACGTTCAGCAAATACTAGTGAAGTAACATTAAAAAGAATAACATTTGCAACGAGCTTTGATACAAGCACTGCTATTAGAGGTAGTACCTCTAATGCTACTGCTAATGTTATTTCAATTACTTCTGATACCTCATCAAATCCTAGCGGATTTAATGCTAACGTTTCTGCTACAGTTAGGGCATCTGCTGGCATCGCTACTGAAGTTCAAGTCCTTGATTCAGGATATGGGTACGAAGATAACACAGCAGTAACTCTAACAACAAGTAATAACAGCTTTATTATTACAGGTACGACAGGAGTTAATCGTCAAGGTATTGCAGAAGGGTTCTGGCAAAATGAAAAGAGCTTCTTAAATTCATCTCAGAAAATTCACGATAATTCTTTTTATCAAGATTATTCATACGTAATTAAGAGTGGTTTGTCAATAGATAAATATTCAGAGCTATTAAAGAACATATTCCATGTTGCAGGGACTGAGTTGTTTGGTGAAGTAGTTAGAGAAGCTACTATTACTGCGCTACAGTTGCAAATAAATGAAAGCTCAGTTACAACGAGTTAAAGATGACAAAACGTATTACGAAAAATTTTCAAACGCATAGTGCTGCACAGTTTATTGAGTCAATCTCAGAAGCTGCTAATAATATTTACTACATGGTAGTAGGTAAGCACACAGAGTTTGCTGATGATACCAACCCTCCTGCTGTAAATAACAACGTACAAGCAACTTACTATGAGCCTTACGAAAACTTCATTTTTGGTAAGCAAATTACTAGTAATGATGTAAAGCATATGACATCGCGTTATGATTGGACTGCTAATACAGTCTATGCGATGTATGACGATCAGGACTCAAATTTATCTAGTAATAATTACTTCGTTGTATCTCCTGAATCAGGTAGTTATCATGTTTTCAAATGTCTGTATAATAATGAAGGTCAGCCTTCTAGTGCCCAGCCTCTATTAAGTGAAACTGCTGCTGATGATGATATCTATATTAAAAGCACTGATGGTTATCAATGGAAATATATGTATTCGATTTCCTCTGCAGATTGGTCTAAATTTGCAACATCTAATAACATACCCGTTATTCCTAATGCAAATGTATCAGGTAACGCTGTATCAGGAGCAATTGATGTAGTCATAGTAACAGCTGCTGGTAGTAATTATAATTCCTATGCTAATGGTACCATTAGTGCTTCTGCAGTAGGTGGTAATACTCGAATCTTTGAAATTACTAGCTCTGGTACACTCGCATCAAACAATGATTTCTATAAAGACTCGTCATTGTATATTAAGACAGGTACAGGCGCAGGACAGTTAAGAAAAATCACAGATTATGTTGCATCATCAAAGAGGCTAGTTATTGATACTGCATTTACTACTCTACCAGATACAACATCAACTTATGAGATTAGCCCTTATGTTGAAATAACAGGTGATGGCTTATCTGCAACTGCTAGAGCTCTAGTCAATACAGCCGCAAATACAATTGCTAACGTACAAATTGTAACGAGAGGTAGCGGTTATACGTTTGCGACTGCAACTATTACTGGTAACACAGGAACAATCAATGTTGCAAGTAACAGTGCTATTTTAGCTAATACAGCAACAGCAAGAGCTATTATTAGTCCACAGCACGGACATGGTAATAATGTCATTAATGAATTAGGTGCTGATAAAGTAGGTATAAGTGTTACGTTTGCAAATAACGAAACTGGAACTATTCCTACTGATAATGATTACAGGCAGATTACTGTAATTAAAGATCCACTATTTTCAGAAGTTGTGCTATCTATTGATACTCTTAGCGGCACATTCCAAGATGAAGAAGTTGTTACTGCTGGTACATCCGGTGCTAATGGTATAGTAACTGCAGCAAATAGTTCAAGTATTAGTCTAGCAAATACCTTCGGATTTTTTGTTACCGGTGAAGAGTTAACTGGTGCTACGTCTAACGCCACTGCTAATGTCGCTGCTATTACTTCTCAAATAACCACAACGTTTGATCAGCGTTATAAATATACGATAACACTTACAGACTCAGGTACTAATGGCTTAGGGTTTATAGAAGATGAAGAAGTTAAACAAAATGAAGGTCTTGCAACAGAAGCAAATGCCTTTATTCACACAGCCAACAGTACAACAGTCTTCTTAACGAATAAAAAAGGTAATTTTGAACTTTCTGATTCAGCGCTCGGGGTTGTGAGAACTATTACTGGTCAAACATCTGCAGCTGTTGGTAAACTAGAAACATATACCGGGCCAGATTTAGTGAAAGGTTGTGGTGAGTTAATTTACTTAGAAAATCTACAGCCAATTTCACGAGCAAATAACCAATCAGAAACAGTAAAGCTTATCATTGAGTTTTAATTGAGGAACAGAGATGCCCATCGAAACAGATCTTAATGTATCGCCATTTTTTGACGATTATAACGAAGAAAAAAACTTCCATAAAATCTTGTTCCGTCCCGCTGTCGCAGTACAAGCACGAGAATTAACACAGCTGCAAACTATTCTCCAAAGCCAGATTGAGCGTTTTGGTGATAATATTCTGCAAGAAGGTACAATTATTAAAGGTTGTGCTTTTACTTTTGATGACAAATATTATTATATCAAACTAAATGATCTTCAAGTAGATGGTCAGCCAGTTAACGTTGATACGTATGCTAATAATATTCTTAAAACTACCGCTAATCTACAAGCGCAAGTAGTTAATCAGATTGCCGGTCTTGAATCACAAACACCAGACCTTCATACTTTATACGTAAAATATATTAACACTGGTACTGGTGGTGAGAAAGAGTTTGCAAACGGTCAAACTTTGGATGTTGTAAGTCTTGCTAATACTTCAAATCTTATCGCACAAGTAACAGTAGCAAATAGTTCCTTTACTGCACCTACTGGTAGAGGTTATGCTTTTAAGGTTAACGATGGTATTATTTACCAAAAAGGTCATTTTGTAAGAGTAGAATCTCAAGAGATTATTGTTAGTAAATATGATATTACTCCTAATAACATTTCAATAGGTTTTACAACTACTGAGACGATTGTTAATAACGCAGTAGATTCGACCTTGTTAGATAATGCTCAAGGGTTCAATAATGCTAATGCACCTGGTGCTTTCCGTTTAAAATTAACTCCTACTTTAACCGCACAGACTACATCTACTGCAGTTGGTGCTAATAACTTCTTCTCATTAGTCGATTTTGTACAAGGCAAGCCGGTTAGAATTCGTAACCAAACTCAGTATGCTGAAATTGGTCGTCAGATGGCTCGTAGAACTTATGAAGAGTCAGGTGATTATGTAGTTAAACCGTTTAATATTAGTTCAGAAGCTATTGCTGCTAACACTACACACTTAAATGTTACTAGTGGTACTGGAGTTGCTTACGTTGATGGATATCGAGTAGAAGTTACAGATAATATTAGAGCCGCTTTACCAAAAGCAGATACGACTATTGAAAGAACTAGTCAGGTTGCTTCCGTCGCTTTTGGTAACTATGTATTTGTAAAAGAATTCTTAGGTAATTTTCAATTTGATACTTTGTCTTCAATAGACTTATATGATACTGCACAAACAGAAGTTACTGATGAAACATTCACAGTTCCTTCTTCACCTTCAGGTAATAAAATAGGTGAAGCAAAAGTAGTATCAGTTCTCTTTGAATCCGGTAATAACTTAACACCAGCTGGATCACCAGATGCAGAGTTTAAGGTTTTCTTAACTGATATTCAAATGAATGCTGGTAAAAATTTTAGTGATGTTAAGAGTATTTTTTATAATGGTACTAACAAAGGTATTGCAGATATCGTCTTAGAGAGCAGTAAAGCAGTTCTTAAAGAAGTAAGCCGTAAGACTTTGATCGTTCCTTATGGTCATAAAGGTATTAAAACTCTTAGAGACAGTAACAATACTAATGATACAAATTATGTGTACCGAGCAATTGATAGTACTGTTTCATTTAGCAGTGGTGGTACTTTAACACTATCAGTCACCGGTAATGATTATTTCCCGTATACTGCAGGCTCGACATTAAGCGAAGCTCAAGAAGAAGATATTGTGGTTATCGCTCGTAGTGCTGCTAATACTGTAGCTAAATCAGGTACAGTTAATGTTAGCTCTGGAAGTGCCGCTGTTACTGGGTCAAGCACAACATTCTTAGATGATTATAATGTAGGCGACTATATTGCAGTAAATAGTGAATTTAAACGTATTATCGCAATTCAATCTGATGCATCGATGACAGTTGCTACTAACTTTACATCAACTGCATCTACTCAAACTCATAGACGTCATTTCCCGGATAATACAGTTATTCCAATTGTAAAGCGCGACGCTACAGTTAGTGTTGCAGCTGGCGGTCAGGGTATGACTATTAATTTAGGTGAGACTCTTGCAACGTCTATGGA